AACTAAATTAGAATAGGAACTTGCATGACAATGAACATAGATTGGGTCAAAGAGCAACTGCAGGCTGCTAAAGTCCGCAAGCCTGTTGGTGACGCCACGATGAAGCTTATCGAGCTCATCGACACAATTGAGCTGTCCGATAGCAACAGAGAAAAGGTAGTTGAAATGTTTGCAATTTTGGCAAACGGCCACGCCTTCATCAAAGAAAACAAAGAAGAGACGTGGGTCCCAGCCCGCCCGGGAGATATTAAAGTTGCCGACCAAGTTCGAGTAAAAGCAAATGCCTACTCGGGAGAAGCAGGTCAAGCCCACAATGGGCGACGCGGTGTCGTTGTGGGGGTTCGCTACGGTGACATCATCGTCAAAACTAATGATGGGAAGATGCCAATGTTAGACGGCATTCACTACTCCCCATACAACTTGGAAAAGTTGGTTCAATCTTGAGGCGCCCCTGGGATTATGAAGAACCGGCTTGTGCAGAAGTAGGGGTTACCATGTTTTTTCAACCCGATAAGGATGACCCCACGCAAGCCTCTATCCATGACAACGGCTACCGATACGGCAAGAGCGTTTGCAAAACATGCCCACACAAGATGGAGTGTGCTGAGTGGGGGATTGAAAATGAGATTCACGGCCTGTGGGGTGGGCTGACCCCCAACGAAAGAAAAACTCTCAGGTCAAAGGGCAATAGAGTTCCACTAAAAATGCCAGTAGTCGCACGCTACAATTAGTGTATGAGTCCTAAGTCTTTAGAGCCCCCGGCTCCCATTTGCGAAGCTTGCTGGATAAAGCAAAACGTTGAGTGGGAGCCGGAGAGCATGGACAACCGTGGAGCTATTCTTATGCGACTCAAGGGTGTACCAATGCCCCTCAAAAACCACTCGAACACAGTAGAGACCTGTAGTGAGTGCGGTGCACTTACCGTAGCTGGGATGTACAATCTGAGGGAAGAGCAAATTTCTTTCCCGGAAAATGGAATCTTATAGTGAGGGACGTGCGGCACGGCGAGCACTTGTGGATGCACTGGGAGGGTGAGGGGTTTGACTACGACGACACCACTGAAACTACCTACTTTACTTTTGGGCATGTTGATTTAGAGAACGATGTTGTGAGGCGAGCTCTGGCGTCGGTTCTTCAGCGAGATGGGCTCGCTGACAGTCTGTCTGACGGATTCCTCCTAATTGACTCAGCAAGAGCACACTGTGCGTTTGCTGGTCTCCTCCCCGGGGAGAGGGACCACACGATTTGTGACAGGTTCGGCGAGACCGACTACGGGGACCAGGTCGAGGACGCTTTAGAGGTCAGCTGGGTGACAATTACTTTTTAGAATAAAGTTGTTTATTCACAACACTGTTTTGCTACAATAGTGATAATGTGGAAACCAGCAAATAGTCTGAACTGGCAGCTAGAGGCGCAATGCGCCCAACCAGAAAACAAGGAAGCTGTGGAGTGGTTCTTCTCTAAAGAACCCAAAGAAAAGTACGCCGCCAAGAATCTTTGTTTCAGTTGCCCTGTCCGTAAAGAGTGCCTGCAGTGGGCCCTCGAGCACAGACAAATCTGGGGCATCTGGGGAGGCAAAGACGAAGTAGAGATACGTCGTACTCTCTCAGTTTCCTACAAGGGTGAAGAAGCCAGGAGACGCAGGTTTCCTAACTGCCCATACTGCGCTGCTCGGCCTTCTAAGCTGGAGACGAGCTCCGTAGAAGTTCCTGGAGGCGGACGCTGGACAACGGCAAAAATAGTAACGTGCACATCTTGCAATTTTGCATGGCGCAGCCGAACAAGTGCAAACGCCGTGGAAGCTTACAAACAGCAACGAGAAGAACGTGCAATCAAACGAGCCAAAGAGAAAGAAAAAGAAGCTGCTAGGTTGGCAAAAGCCGAGAGCAGAAAGCTAAAATCTAACTAGCCGTGGGACATTGCTTCGTCACAGAACGCTAAGTTGTTCTGAAGTCGCTCATTGTCTGGCTCAATTTTTACAGCTTCTTGTGCGCATCGCTGCGCCGCGGAATACTTACCAAGATTGTACGCAGCAATGGCAGCATAATCCCAGGGGGCTGCTCCCCAAGCTTCCGCCTCGCAGAGGTACTCAAGAGGCTTGACGGTGATGGCAAGAGCAGCCTCAGCCATTTCAAGGGACTTCTCCCAGTTCTGATTTTGATAGTGTAACTTAGCCAGGTCTACAAAAGGCTCTCGGCGCCCTGGGGCCTGCTCAATTGCTTTCGTGAACCAGTACTCGGCCTCAGCGGGCAAGGACTTGCCGATAAAGCGCATAGACGCCGCTCTCTCGGGTGCCCAGTGGGCCGTAGGGAGTTCAAGGTGTCGCTTTAGCTCCTGTGCTGCTTCTGTGTACTTCCCATAGAAGTAGAGCTCCCGCCCGTAGTAGAAAGCGTTACGGTCGTTGTGCGGGTCCTCCTGCACAGAAAGAGCCAGAAGTGGGAGGTACTGCGAGCGACTTTTTGTTGAGTCAGGGCGGTGGTGTGTCTCAATCCCCTCTAGCCATTCTTGCTTCTCCTCGATACCAAAAGCGTAGAGGCACTCGTGTACTGGGTGACGCCACCGGAACCCTTTACGACCATGAATGTGGTCGTAGCTGAACTCAAGCCCGGGGGTGCCGTCCTCATTGAAGGACCAGATATGCTTGTACCGTGGACGATTTACCCCACGCCCCCACGCCTCTGTAAGAATCTCTTTCCATCCCGGGGTGATGACCTCGTCCATGTCAAGCGAGACACACATGTCAATATCATCTGGAAGTGCTGCAAGAGCCGCGTTTCGTGCGTCTTCAAATCTCCAGGGGGACACCCGCACGTCTACCACGTTGATGCCCAGCTCAAGGGCCCGCTCTACAGTGCCATCAGTTGACCCTGTGTCTGCAATCAGAAGGTAGTCTGCGTCTTTGGCTGATTCGTACCAGCGGTCAACAAAACCAATTTCGTTGAGTGCTATGGTGTAAATTGCTGCTTTCATATGTGACTACTCTTCTTTTTTTTGGTGGCTAAAGCTTGGTTTCGTGAGAGAATTTGATAACTCTCTTACTCACGTAGCCACCCTCGGTGTCTAATTTTGCATCGGCAGCCTCGCGGGTAGGCGCAATAACTTGGATAGTCATTACAACCTCGTAGGCAAATACGGACGTGGTTTTTTCTGTGTCTTTGGTCATGGTTCTCTCTTTTCTTGTCGTGTTATTGGAAGTCTAGCCTACTTTTGTCACCCAGCACTGGTAGTCCTTGATTATGACTTCTATTTTGTTCTTGTAGATTTCAAGAAACGCGTCAATGGCCATCCCTGGGCGGTCCTCGGGTCCATCGCCCCCTGACCACTGGTAGTCATCAAAAGCCAGTATGCCCCAGGGTTTTAGGCACTCGTAGGCATTGACGGCATCTTTGAGAACTCCGTATGCTGTGTGGTCTCCGTCTATGTAAATGAAGTCAAATTTTTCTTGGTTATTTCTGAAGAAGTGGTCACTGGTCAATTTCACTTTGATAATTTTTTTCTCGTTGCGTGCCACTAAAATTTTTGCGTCATAGACGCTCTCTACCGTCCCCCAGTCCAGAGCGTGATGAGCCACCTCATCAGAGCCCTCCCACGTGTCCACGTCAACAAGCACTGAGTCAGTATCCTTGAGGAGGTTGTTGTACATCCAGACGCTGGCATCCCCGGTGTAGGCGCCTATTTGGAGGGCACGTATATTTTCCCCACCAAAGTCTGGAAGAACAATATTTTCGAAGTTCTTTTGGCCGTCTTTGGCAAACCAGTTGGGTAAAAAAGTCATGCTTCTATAGTACTACACCAAGGTTTTAGAGCTCGGCACTCCAAGCAAGATAGCCTCCGGTGTCGGCTGTTGCGCCGAACGAGCCCTGCCCACCGGTCATTCCAGCCGCGACTGAGAAAACAACCACAGCGCCGTCAGTAGTTGAGAGGGTTGAGTGGGCTGGGACCGCGTTGCACACAGTGGTGATTGTTGTGTGGAGAATTTTGTAGTCCGCAGCAACACCAGAAGTTTCAATCGCTGTGGGCACAACTCTCAACTCCACATGGAACGGAGTAAAAATACTTGATAGAAGTGTGGTTGTGTTAAATCCTGACCCCAGGACAACATCAGCAGCGTTGGGTTGAATTCTAAAGTAGTATCGGCGACATAAAGCAAGCTCTGAAGATTTTGGCCCGGCACCCTTAAGTTTGAAAGTTGTGGCTACTGTCCCAGCCTCCAGCTGGGCTCCCCATATAGATATGGTGTCAATACCCGAACCGGGCAATTGGAATTTCAGGGCAAGGTAGTCAGAGGCACCAATGGTTTTCCCTGTGACGGAGGGGAGAGTTACGGTTTTGCTGTACCTCACCCAAAAAGTTGTCAGCGTCACAGTTCCCATGGAAGTTTCCACCGTAGAGGAACCTCCCGAACCATAATTTTGGGAAGCTACAACTTCTAGGTCTATGCCCGAGTCGGCCTTGGCCCAGAAAGACACCACAACATCTTGCCCCGATATCGAGCCGACATTTTCGATACGCTGTTCCATAGAGCACCCAATGTTTCCAGCGGTGATATCCCACTCCATAAAATGCTCTGCATTCCCGTAGCCGTCTATCTCCAAGTCACCAGGAGTAAAAGTGCCCTGTTGCGCGGTCATTGTTGCACCGGATGGGTCAAAAAGCCAGCGGTCAGCGCTGTACCCTGAGGACACTGGTCCTGTCCCTCTTTGCCATATCCCAAAGTCTGCATTGATAAGAGCGTTTACTCGTGCCACGGAGGCGGGCCCTGCAGGCCCTGTGGGTCCCTCGACTGTGCTGTCCCCGCCAACGGGTCCTTCGGGTCCCTCGTCCCCCTGGGGACCAGTGGGTCCAGTAGGTCCAGTGACCGTACTATCGTCACCTGTTGGTCCTGTGACCGAGGGTCCAGTAGGTCCTGTGGGTCCAGTTGGCCCTGTTACTGTGCTGTCCCCCCCGGCAGGTCCGGCAGGTCCGGTAACTTCGGGACCAGTAGAACCCGTAGGTCCAGTGCCCCCGGTGGGGCCTGTAGGTCCACCGGACGGCCCTGTGGAGCCCGTTGGCCCCGTAACCTCGGGACCGGTAGCTCCGACTGCGCCTACTGCACCGGTTGGTCCGGTCGGGCCAACGGGTCCCTGGATTGGTCCAGCGTCAGCCCACTCTTCGTTTAGGCTCGACCAGATGTACAGGTCCTCCTGAACAATGTAGCCGTCACCCACGTTCCCAACGGGATTGTCGGCTTCGAGAAATTCTAAAGCTGTATATGTTCCAAGGATGCTAATTCCGGAGCCGCCCGGACCTGTGGGCCCAGCGCCCCCTATGCCGCCAGTGGGTCCAGTGGGTCCAGTAGGTCCAAGCCCAATGTAGGCCAATTGTTCCCAGCCACTGTTGTTTGTGTAGAAGTAAACCTCGCCGTTGCTGGGCTTTACCCATATGTTCCCAATCTCTGGGTACCCTGGCTGATTTTCTAGATACGTGACAGTAGTAGTCCCAACAGTTTCGTAAAGCAAGTTCATAGAAAACGAGACACTATTTGTATTTGAAAGAACTGTAACTACATCATTTTCTTCAACAATAAATCTAAATGTTTCGTAGGACTGTCCAGCCTTCACTAGCAGATTGTATGTCAAATAGACTCTGCTGTTTTCGGAAGATGTCCCTGCTGGCTGAATGTACACTGTTGTTTCGGCTTCATTCAGAGATTTGTTTGCGACAATCACAGAGGACACACCCGTAGTACCAACTGCGGGCAGCGCTGTGGGTGTGTTGGCTATTGGGTTAGCTACACCTACTCGGGTTACTGCCATGTTGTTATCGCTTCCTTAGCATCTATGGTGGGCATTACTAGGCGGACAGACTTCTAATTTCCAGGGCGCCAGTCATTGCTGGGTGAACAGAGCAGATGTATCGCCAGGTTCCGGGGCTCGATATAGCAACTTCCCAAAAAAGTTTTCCGCTTGTTTTCCCCTGAGCTAAGCTCCCTGTGGACACAGTGCCGTCATCCTCGACGTGGGTTAGCCCCGATGTGATGTTGGAGTACCCACCGCCGGTGTCGAGCTGTATCTGGAAAGGATGTGACTCAGAGACGTTTGTGAGGTCAAAGCACAAGCTTGCCCCTGAGAGCGCGTAGATAGAGGGGTTGTCCCCTGTGTAGTGGCTGTTGAACTGGTATGCCCCGGAGCCGTTATTTGACACGTCTAGTGTGGCAATTGCGTTGTAGGCGGGCCCTGCAGGTCCAGCAGGTCCTGTGGAACCGGAACCGGAACCGGAGCCTACGGGCTCCCAGGTGGTAGAAGTTCTAATTTCTAAGGCTTCAAATTCTGTGTTGTACCTGACGTACCCCTCTTCAGCATCGCCTCGGCGTTCACCAGTTGTGCCTTTGTCCACATAGACAGTGTTGTTTACCCCACGAACTATCTTGTTTGTGAAAGTCTGCGCGAGGTCTCCTTGACCAACAGCGTCGTCCTGAAGAATTCCGTACAAGCTGAAAGAAACGCTATCGGTGCTGCTGCGGACAAAAACAGCGTCACCGGGGTTGACAGCAAATCTAAAAGTCTCAAAACTTACCCCGTAACCCACGGTCAAGTTGTCAGCAATGTAGACGTACGAGCCTTCGGTTGATGACCCTGACGGAGCCACGTACACCACGATTTTTGGAATCGGAGTGAGTGAGGGGGAAATGTTGGTGACAATTATAGATATCAGGTAGCTGTGCTGAAAGGTGTACAGCCCTGTGCTTACGTTTGTAGCGGGCCGAACCGCAGCTAGTCTTTGAATTGCCATGGGTACTCCTCCTAAGCCTGTGCCTCGCCCCATGACAGTCTAGCGGAGCAGAGTGTCTCTTGACCTGTAAGACGTGCTACTGCAACGGTGAGAATGTCTGGGCCGTCTGGGAATACTGAGTCGCCGCCGAGAATAGAGTTTGACAGCTCAAACAAGTCACTCAAGTTGACGTTAGGTGCTTGCTCTTCC